AGGTCAAGGTTGTAAAGCTGCCCCTTCTCCAGTTTGGTCGCATTGACCAGCGAGAATGCCTCGCGCGATGTTGGAATATAAAGGGACGGCATCAGTTCCGCCCTCCTGGTGCCAGGGCTTCCTTCTCGCGGATTGCCTTCACGACCTGACTCGCCAATGAAGTCCCGCTTTGTCCTGGCAATTGATTGATGGTGATCTGAAACTTCTGAGTTGAATAATCACGGTTGTCTTCGCGCGGCGCGGTATCCTCTGGCGTCATCAAGTCCGGGAGCTCCCGGATCGGGTAACTTATCCCCACCCTGTAATCCATCTGCATCGGGTTCCTTTCGGGGAAGAGCCATTCGGTCGCGCGAGTTCCGATCCTCCGATTGATTGGCGATCCCAGCGGGATACCAGAATAATTCCGGCCCAAGTCTGTCCAATGTTTCCTTCGCCTGGTATCATCGACAATAAGTGCGGCAGCACCAATAAGCGCCGTGACGGGCATAGCCATACCACCAGCCACGCTGGCCGTTCCACCAGTTGCGGCTTCACCAGCCGTTGCCGCACCACCGCCGCCGCCGAACATGCGGCCGAGACCTCCACCGGCCCATGCAAGTATCTTCTTGCCAATCCAAGCAGCACCGGCAAGTCCGAGCACCGTCCCTACGGCACCGGTGGCAGGATGTCCGGCAACATAGCCTCGAAGGCCGTCCGCTGCTTTCGTGGCCTGGTCTGTAAGGGCTTTGAACGCCGGGAGTAGACCATCAGTTATCTCACCGACCAGTGATTTCGAACTCTCCCCTAATTGATCGAACGATGACTGGGTATCCTTCATGTATTTAGCGGCAAACTTCGCAAGAGCACCCTCGGCGTTTTCGGTGCTCGTCCCCATCTTCTCGATCTTTGGGATGATACTTGTCAATTGGAGAAGGAACTCCTTGTTGACACCCGACTCGGTAAGCTTCGTCTTCTGTGCAGGGGTCAGTTCTCCCTGCCCCGCCTTATAGCCGATATATGAAGCGGCATTCTTGGCAACCCCAAGCATCGACAATAACTGTCCGCTGGCATCCCTGGTTTGAAAACCCGTTACCACGGCACCACCCGTCAGATAGTCCGTAATGCTGCCGGCGCCCTTCTTGGCTTCACGGCGCCGCTCGTCATAGTCCATGAGGTTCATCGGGCCTTGGCGGAGTAGCGTTCGGGCCTGTAGACCTGTGAGGCCGAGCGTTTTCACCATGCCGGACAACTCCGCTAAGTCCTCCAGCGACCATCCCATAGCCTTATAGAGGGTCGCGTTCTCTGACATTATGCCCGTGATCTCGCCGAGTGTGGTCCCAGTGTTGAGTGCAACCTGCATGGCCATGTCACCGATCTTTTTTGGTGCCTCGTTGAATGTATTCATCAAGACCGTGAGGCTATTAACGGCAGCCATAGCATCCGGAATCCCAGCGCGGAGCATTTCACTAAAGGGTCCAAGGGCGTTCTTGGCGCCTTCCTCGCCCAACTCGGCATAGAGTTGACCCACGGCGACCGCTATTTCTTTGGCATCCCGTCCGGTATACTTTGCCACGTCCTGGATACGGCTTCCCCATTGGGCTACCCGTGCAATGGCTATGTCAGTGTCTGTGACAGTGCTCATGATCGTAGCTCGGAGACGGGCTACGGAATGCTCAAAGTCTATCGGGAGTTTGATCGCCTGCCAGGCGCTGAATCCACCGGCGATCGAGGCAATCAGTCCCGGCAGCGCTCCCAGGCCTTGTTTGAGCGTGCCGATGGCTCCGGACATGGCGCGGGTCTGCCCGGTGATGACGTTCCCCGCCCGGTTGCCCGCCTGTTCCAGCAGACCGAGATTGCGAGCCGCCGCCAGGGTCTCTTTGGAGAGATTCCCCTGCGCCTCAAGAATGATCCCCAGGCCCATTTGATTGACGAGGTTAGTCATCTTCGGGTTCTCTTCTTCGGGTTTTGCACGATCGGCTTTTCCTTAGCACTCTTTGCGGCCATGTCAATCCATCGCCAGACTTCGCAGTGATCCATTTCCATTACCTCGGCATAGCCGAATCCAAGTGACGTCACCAGGCAGAACATTTCTTTGTAGAGCACGTCCAGCCGATAGGGGAAGGTCTCTACGAACTCGCGCCAGGAACGAAAGGGCGGCCTTCACCCGCCTTCAGTTCGATGTTGTTCAGCTCGCAGTACTTTAGGAACAGGAAGTTCGCATCGACCTGGTAGAGATTCTCGAATACCTTGCGGGTGATGCTTTCCGGCGGCAGTGATCCGAGTTTGAGAACGACGCGGGGATAGAGCATCGCATACACCTGGGCCGTTGCGGCGGCAGCAATGAACTGCTGAGCGGGGTTGCCGCTATAGAGATCGACGTTCTTGCTCGCAAGCTGATTCAGTTCGAGGTCCACCTGAATCGCGATGATATCGGAGTTCTTCTGCCGGCGCATGGTGACGCTCCTGTGGAGCGTGCCTTTGTCGTCCTCATATCCGACCGGTAGGTCGAATGTGATCGACGTGGTGAGACCTTCTGACATATCAGTTCCTTTCTACTGTAGAATTGACAGGTATTCGCGGGTCTTATCCGAGAACACACTCTTGCCCTCGGACATGCCCGCGTGCTGTAAGACTATTGACTCGAAGGCGATACCTTCTTCGGTGGCGACCAGGTTCGGTCCGATCCACTGCGACGGCCAGGCGCCGAACAGATCGAACCGCCACACCTCATACTGCACCGGCTCGCCGGCGATAACAATCCGATCCAGCATGAGGATCGAGCAGGTCCGCCGATAGTCGGGCCGGCCCTTGGTCCAGCTCCGCACCGAATCGTACCACTTCCAGAATGACCGACTGAGGGTCTGCCCGCGCACGAGCGTGATTGCCTCGTTCTGCTGGCGGCGTGGGAACCGGTATCGGCCCGAGAAGCCCCCCTCTTGGACTTCCCGGACATCGACGCCGTCGGCCAGACCGCGTATCTCATGCACGCCGAGCGCCAGCGCGTTTGGGAACGGGTGCCCGTCGATCTGAACGGCAAACTGGAACTGCTTGAGCGGTTCCAGGTGCAGCACATCAAGCTGGTCGATGACCGTCTGTGGCAGATCGATCAGCGACATCAGGCGAAGTTCCACTTCGAGATGGATATTTCGAACACGAACGTGGCTTCCGGATTCTCGCCCCGGGCATCGAGTTCCGGGACCTCACATTTGGAGACCCAGGCATTCTCGAATACGATGGTCCATACGTCTTGACCATCCCGATCCAGCAGGGTCACCGAGCCGCCGCGGCGGTCCTTGGAGCCGTTGTTCCACCAGTCGACGAGCTGCTTCAGATCACTGAAGCCACCAGCCCGCAACGTCTTCTCGAAACGAATCGTAGTTGGCTTCTGAAGTCCGGAGAACGTCTGGAGTTCCAGCGCGTCCAGCCCTGTCCTGGTTTGGCCGACAGACCATTCCTTGTCGCCGATCTTGCATTTTTCAAAGGCGGCAATCTTAATGCGATCGAGTTCCAGAACGAAGCAGTTTGCCAGTTCGGGATTGGCATCCGGCTTCGCGCTTCCATAAGTACTCATGATGATTCTCCTCTATTTACACCGAACGTTTATTTCTATCTCAACTCTCCTGATTGACTGTGGTCAAACCAGTCGGCGAGCTGGTCAGCTCGATGATGAACTTCTCAGCCGTTCCGGTCGGAACATATTCCACCTGTACCCGGGCGATACCCAGCGCCACCTGGTCTGCCGGATTGTTCGTCGCATCCATGACCACCGCATAAGCGGGACCGGTGGGGTTGTTGGCGTCAAATAAGGCACCCCGCTTCTGTTCGTTGGCAAGAAACGCCGAGATTCGGCGGACGACGGTCTTCCAGAGCGTCATATTGTTCGGCTCGAAGGGGACATCCTGAGTGTTCAGCTCGAGCGATTTCGCGATGTAGTTCCAGTACTCGCTGAAGTTCAGGAATCGGAACGCGGTCACGGCGCTTCGGCACCGACCGCCGTAAATCACGATCCCGCGACCGGTCATAGAACGGATCGTGTTCACGCTGCCGTCATTCAGGACCTCGCCCTCGGCAACCGAGACGTCATATTCGAGGGCCGTGGCATAGGCGATTGTCTCGTTGCCGATGTTCTTATGCACGCCCCGCTTGTAATCCTTATCGACAGCCGCTCCGAGAGCGAAAGTCGACGGCGGCAGCCAGGCGTCGAGACCACTCTCGACCACCTTGAGCCAGGGCCAGAAGAAGCAAAGGCGCCGCCCGACGAATTTCTGTCCGAAGGCCAGAGCGTTGGTGACACTGTTGCCGTAGGGGATATCCCCATAGAACTCGACGGTGCCGCGCAAGTTGGCATAGTCTAACAGACTCTGAACGAGCTGTTCATAAGCGGTGGCCGGCACGGAATCGGTCAGAAGCGGATTCGGACAGGCGAAGCGGAACAGATCGGGGACAGCATCGAAGGCATAGACACCGGTCTTTGCGGACTGCGTTCCCACATAGTTGGCGGCCAGAATGCCGGAGAGACCGTCATTACCGGAGGCCAGGACCTGCGGCGTGCTGATGACCGCCGGCAGATCGGTGTAGGCGGTGTCGGTCGTCTTCAGGTCGGTCGCTATAATGTAATTGGATGACAGCTTCTTGACGATGTGGAAACTGACGGCGTTGTTCATCGAGAAGCCGGTGAGGCTTTCCGTGAGCACCCCGTTCCAGTAGACTTCGATACTGAACTCCATCGATGTGATCACACCATTGACGGTCGTGTAGGCATAGGTGAGGCCGCCAGTCCAGTAGACCTTCTTGGCGGCGTGATCGACGTTCGTCAACCGCTTGTACTCGGTCTGAGTGCCGTTGTAGAACTTGAGGTCTGAACCGATTTCGAGCCCTTCGGTGGCCACCAGAGTGGCCTCAGTCGCCGCGGCGCTGATTGTTACGGCCGGTTTGGTCGACAGGATGACGTTATCCAGAATCTTGATGCTGATGCCGTTGCCCCAGAGGCCTTCGGTCTTGGCTTCGATCTTGAGAGTGCTGGCGGGCGATCCCTGGCGATCGACAGCCGTGTAGGATGCTTTCAGCACCGTGGAGCCCGCCACGCGCACGATATACAGCGGCGCGTTGCCCGCCTTGGCGAAGAACGCCTTCACCGAATAATAGCTCGTCGATCCGGGTGCCGGCGCGGTCCCGAACGTCCGCTCGAACTGAGCCAGACTGGTGACCAGAGTAGCCTTGTTGAGGGGTCCCTTCTTGAACGTCCCGATAATGCCGGTAATCGCGGTCGAGATGCCCGATATCGGTGAGAGGGTTACCCCCTCGATTACATTAATTCCAACATGTTCGTTGCTCATTGTATTTCCTCCGTTCAATCGTTTGTTCTCATGGTTCGCGATCTCGGCTTGGCCGCGGCAGCCGGCGGCTCCTTCTCCTGTGGGGCATCCCACTTTGCCAGAACCCCCGATCGACAAAGCCTCTCGACGTGGTCGCTGCTCCGCCCGGCCTCGAAGGGGCCAGCGGTCTCTCTGGGCTTCAGCTCGATAAAGCCATCGCTCAAATGGATGGACAGGAACGTCATCGAGATGTTCTTCAGCATGAATCGATTCGAGGTTATCATTGGATACTCCCTGAACTGTCTATGATATATGGCTGACCGTTTATGTCGAAATGCCGGATCAGCACCTTATAGGCCTGAAGGACTTCATCATCGTCGGGTATCCAGGCGTCGAGATGGAAGCGATAGGCCTTGCGCCAGATCGAATCGCCCGCCAGGTCGTCGAGGGTATCCATAGTTTCCGAGACCAGGTAGAGGACCCTCCCTTCGGCGGTCGGGAATTTTCTACGGGGAGTTCCCAGGATGCGCAGACAGGTCTCATTCATACCCCAATCATCGTCGCGCGTGTCGGCATAGGTATCGAGCTGGATGGACAAGGTAATCGGGATCGGGGGGCGCTTGCCTATCATGCGATTCAGATCAATTGGGTCGGTTTGCCAGTCGATCGGCGGACCGGATGTCTTGCGCGCGAAATCAATCGTCGCTGACAGAAGCGTCAATGTCGCACAGGGATACTCATGGGCCGGTTCGCCGGTCTCCGCCTGGAGTTCGTCGTCACCGGTAACGGCGGCGAATCCCAGGCGAACATCGGCAGTCGGCAGAGCTTGCGCCCAGTATGTCCGGAGTCCTTCAAAGACATCCCTAAGCAAACTGGCCACGGTATGCCTTTCCCTGCAACGCGGCACGCGCTGCGGCTTCCCAGCGCATTCTACACTTTGGCCGTTCCTGATTGATGACCGGCCGAATGAAAGGCCGAGGCGGAATCACCACTTTCATTTTTAGGATAAAGAGGACCTTCAGTCCGCCATTCTTGCCGTCTCTGACACAGAGCACGTTCCGGAGCTGGCCGCCGGCGCCTCGAGGGCGGAACAGGCCGGGGATGTTGCCGATCCTGCCATATTGCCGAACCAATTGGTCTGCTTCCCGTGAAACAGGGATCACCAGCATCTTGGCCTTCCTCGGATTGATCTTCGCGCCGAACTCATGGACCAAGCCAAGGCGGAACAACGACATGCCACCGCTCTCTTTAGCCGCTCGCGGAATGCCAACAAAGAGTCTTCCCGCGCTCGCGGCCAGTATGTGCACGCTGGTACGCAGATCACCATGATCGATAAGCGGCTTGGAACTGCCTTTGCGGGCGACCGTAAGCGGTGAGTTCGCTGGCCAGGATGGATCTCCCTCGGTAATCTTCCTGACGGTGGCGTCTCGTATCCGCATCCCGTTCTCTCTGGTGGCAACGGCGAGGTTCTGAGCCATTAGATGATTCAGACCGCGCAGGAAGTCTGCCGCCTCTTTGGCGCCACGGACTCTAACTCCCACTGCGGCCCACCTTTCTGACGACCGCCAGGAGATACTCGAGGAATTCCGATCCTGACTGCTTTTCCTTGATGATCTGGACGACCCGGTACCCGGCCGATTCCTCGGGTAGGACAACTTCATCGCCGACTCTCGGTTTGACTTCCAGCTCATCGCAGATTGACCGACAGAGTCGCACAGTGGCATCGAAGGCAATCTCGATGCCGACTTTCTCCCGTGTTGCCCGCGATGGCGCGTAGTCGATGAGGGCACCCATCGGAACCACTGCCTGGTCGAAAGACAGGTCGCGGTCTACCTCACGGGTCAAGTTATCACCGGCGACCGGAGTAAAGCGATAGTAGGCAATCGTGTCTGCTCCGGCGATCTCACTAAACAGTGCCCGGTGACGTCGTTTGAGGAAATCCGTCGGCATCGGTTAGTGTGGCTCCTTCTGAATCTGGCTATGTGCGATGATCTGGTTTATCAGCAGATTGTTCTGCTCGACCATCTTGGTTTGCAGCGTGAGCGTTTCCTGGTGAAGGGTTAACGCCAAATCAGCAGCAGACTGCGCCTGCTTCAGTTTGATCTCCTGAACAGCGACGTCCGTCTTGATCTTGTTGAGCTGGCGAAGAATACCGAAATGGGCAACTCCGATACCTGCCGCGAATCCGAGCAGGGTCAATAGAACATTGATGATGGTCTGATAATCGTGCGGTTGTACTTCCACGTTCGTTCCCTCTCAAGGCGTTGTTATCATGCGCAGTTTGTAAGCCGCTATGGCATTGTCGATTAACGGATCGTCGAAGAACCCGGCGCCCGCACCCTGGGCCTCCCTCAGCCGATAGGAATAATCCTTCAGCGATTCCTGGACGATCATTCTGTTGCGCTGGGCATCACCATCTCCGAGTTTCGGTAACTCCAGCATGGCGATGCGCGCGACCGCCCGCTTAACCGCCGGCGGCGCTGAATAAACGGTAGCACCCAAACCGTCCACCGTTGCGTCTACGAAGCCGAAGTCACCTATCACCTGGATATTGGCATCGCCCTTCGGCCAAACGCCTGCAATCCTGATGAGTTTGGGATTGAAGCGACCATCCGGCCAGGTAGGCATGACCACCCGATAGTCGGCTGCGTCAACAGTCTCGTCGTCAGCGACTACGGCCGTGATGCTCGTCTTGGTAACCGGCGGGATCGGTAACCAGAGCGTATCATGGCCGCGACCAGACAGATCGAGCGTCAGACCGGTGCGCTTCTCAAAGAAACGACCGGTCAACAGCTCAAGGGTCGATTGTGCGAGGGCGATCCTCTCGGTGAGGAGGGGTTCAATTCCCAGCGTATCGCTTACGCCCTCGACAATCATTTCCTCTACGGTGACGTAGGCCATTACGGTCTATGCACCGTCTTCGGAATTCCACTCGGACGCACCGAGTTGACTTGCGACTGAGTGACAGTCGTATCGCCGGTGCGATTGATCGTGACCTCAGCGATCCGGTACCACGGCACCGCATCCGCGAACTCCGCATCGATGGCCGCATCGGTCGGCGCCACCTGGGCCGGCGTGAGTGCGGCCACACCGACGATGACGCGAAGAGCCGGCAGACCGTCCGCCGGATTGACGTATGCGACGATCGTGTAGACACGCGAATACAGGGACGTCAATAGCGCGGAGCCGGTCCCAGCATGCGCGACGTCGTAATCGGCCTGCGCCGCATATTCCTTCACCTGGCCGTCGACCGCCAATAGGCCTGCTGCGATATTGACGTTGAAATCAGACGCCCCGGTTCCGGTCGCCTGGCTGCTCGCCGTGGTCGGTGCGCCGACCAGCATGCCAGTCGCCACGCGGTTCTTGAAGTGTTCGAACTCCGGCCCTGTGGCTGCTACCAAAAGACTGCCAACATTCATGGCTCTATCCTTTCTGTTTCAAGTTTCTCTTTTTCGTACTCGTTCTCAACTGTGGTCATCCATACCGTCATCGGTCAGCCGTTCTGGCCGTCCGGCGGCGGCTGAGATGCATCGATAGCATCCTGGCAGGCCGCGACGATCTTGACTGCGGTCGCCTCACCGACTCCGTCCAGAGTCGTCAAGTCGAAGTCTTCCAGGGTAATGGCCACGACGGCCTGAGCCGTCGCAAAGCCAGCTTTCTTGAGCTGCTTGACGATGGCTGGAGCGATCCCCTCGATTTTGTCGAGAGATATCTCCCCTTCGCCGTTCTGGCCGTCCGGCGGCGGCTCCGGCTCTGCGGGCGGAGCTGGTATCCCGAAATCATCCGGAAGGACCACTGGCTCCTCCTTGAAGCTGGGGTTCCGGAACTGCGGAAGTCGTGGATCACCCTCGGGTAGGATAATCTCGAATGGGGCCTTGCAGATCAGACTCGGCGTCCGGTACTGCTGGGCCATCAGTTTGAAGCGAAATCCTTGAGCCATCAGTTCTCCTTAAACCCATGCCCAGGCAGACGGAATCTGGACACCGTCGACCTTAACCCAGGCTTCCGGCGTCGGGATCAGAACATCCATCTCCCAGTGCGTTATGATTTCCCAACGCTCGGCGCGCGGGATGAAGGTCCGGTACGACCGCATTTGCGTACAGTCGATCACGTGAATGCCCTTCGGATTCGCATGATGGATAGTCGCAAGATCGGCGACTCGCACAGTATAGTCGCTGGCAGTCGTGCTCGGCGCAGTCTGACGCATAAGCGTCGAGGTCGTGATGACGTTCTGGCTCGATCCGTTGTAGGTCACCCGGCAGATTTCCGATTCGCCGGAGATCTTGCAGGTCACCAGAACAGCGCGGTTTAAGGCAGTCGTGGCATCCGGCAGGATCGTCGCGACGCGGATCGTCAAGGTGGTGCCGTTATTGACCACCGCAGTCGGCGCAACAGCGGCCGGACCACGCTCCGACGACGCCTGCGGAATGATGATCTGGGGAATACCCTCGGGCGCCGGCGCCTGACCGCTCGTCAGGACCTGGTCGCCCAACACCGTGCGCTGCACGTTGGGCAGATTGATCTTGGTGAGGCTCGCACGCCAGAGTGCATCGACGTCAGACGAATAGAGGAACCGCTTGTCCGGGTCGGACCGGAAGCGCTGCGGCATCAGCCGTTTCGCAAAGGCAAAGACAGCCTCGTTGAAGGCCTTCCCCGCCGCGTCGTAGACGATGGCCGAGGCGGTCCGTTTCTCGACACCGTCGATCATGCGCAGCATTCTGTTGAGCGAGGTTGACGCATCCAGGGTCTTATCGCTGTTCCAGATGATGTTGGCCTTGTCGTTCATCCAAGCCCTTCCGAAGGCCCGGGTGAGACTCCCGTCGAAGTCCGTAATCCCCGCTGCGGCTGCCTCCCTGAGCTGCTGCAAGGTAACGTGCCATTCCGAGGTGAAGGCCTTGCAGGCATACGGCGACTGGCGGGTGGTGCCCCTTTTGACGACCGGCGTTTCGTCGTTTTCTCCGCGCCCTTCGGTGATGTTGCCATTGATGTCGAATACCGGTACGGTACCGGCGCTCGATTCGACGGTGATATTGTTGCACTGGGAAATCCAGCCGCTCTCGTCTCGGGTGAGATCGATCAACTGGTGCACGAACTGGCGCGGCAACAGGCCGCCGAAGTTCGTGTTGTCGACCGTCATCGCGCCGGTCAGACTTTTTTCGATGCCTCGCTCGTTGAAGTAGGTTTCTACTTTTGCGAGGAGCTGCTCATTGGTCATTTAACTATCCTCCGAATAAAAGTTCAGTTTCAACTTCCGTTGACCCGCTCTGAACTCACAGCCGGAGGGCTGCACTGTCGTCTCGCTACTATTTCGCCGCGCCGGTGCCGAAATCGAAAGCCGTCCCCGCGGCACTCTTCGCCAGTTCGTCTTCCTCGCCCTCAGTCTTCTTGATCGAATCAGGCTCAGATGTGCCCCGACGAGGCTGAGGCGTCTTCTCCATCTTCGTGATCCGGTCCGTCAACTCGGTGACCGAGGCCTGAAGCCCGTCCAGCGTCTTCTTCAGTTTCTCCTCTTCGGTCCCCTCTTCAGTCCTCTTGACTTCCTCCGGTGTCTTGCTCTTGTCATCCGGGCCCGGCTCAGGGGTAAGCTTGGCCGACAGCTCGGCGACCGATTTGGTCAGCGCCGTCAGCGTACTCGTCAGATCCTTCAACTGATCTGGTGTCATGTCTGAATCTCCTTTCGTTTCGTGCTTCTTCTGCACTCCATTGTTATTGTTAGCGTTTGCTTTCGCGGTCTGAAGGGCTTGCACCTGCACGGTGAAGTCCCCCTTGAATTGATCGATGCTCTGCGTGATCGGAGCCACCTTGTCGGTGACCGTATCGTCTTTGATAATGCTCATCAGAGCGTCCTGAAGGTTCCAGAACATCTTCCAGAGCTTGCTCATCAGCTCTTCTTCGGCGCTCACCTCGGCATAGCTCTCAGCTTCACCGTCAGCCTTGGCGATACGGTTTGAGCGAAACAGTTCACGTATCATCTTGAAGAGACCCACATCTTCAATTGCCGGTCCAGGCTCGCTCTTTGCAATCGGCGTGCGTTTGCCTTTGCCACCGACAGTGAATGCCTTGAGCGTACCCTTTTCGATCTGTCCCCAGACGGCGTCATCCGTCACCTGGACACCGAGCCACCAGCCGCCTGGAATCCCTTCAGCGCCATGAGCCTTGGCGATTGATCCATCGTAGTCGATGCACGATTCGATCGGGTAGCCACCGTTGAAAACCTTGTGATCGACTCCGGAACCTTCGCCATCGGCCGTTCCTGCGAGCAGGTTCTTCATCAGCGAATGACAGGCGTCTTCCACATTCGTCTTATCGATGACATCTCCCTGAAAGTCGGGGATGTCCGGAACTAAGCAGTACCCGAACGCCTGCCTCTTGACCGAGTCAGTCTTGAAAAGCGAGGTCTTCTCGATGGCCTCATAACCATCAGGCAGGGCTTCCTGATCCATGCTTTTGAGGAGCACGAAAGTAGCATCCGGGACGGCCGGCGATCCGGTCATGTGAACGTGGCTGATGTTGGCATCAGTCACTTTGTTCTTGGCTATCGTTTTACGCTGAGGCATCTTACACTCCTATCCTTAGTTCATTCTTAATCAGGTCTCACAATCAGTTCTGCTGTAACCCCACCCACACCATCGGCGACATGGTCTTGGCCAATCGTCACGGCATCGTTGGCGCTGAGCTGGAGATTTGGCGTCGCGGGCGTGGGCATATATCGATACACCGTCGATCCGCCGCCGACATATAGCCTTTGACTCCAGATAGAATTAGACGCGCATGTCAAGACTGAGCCACCACCGGCCGAGCCTCGTAGCACATGAATGGTAACGTCGCCGGTATTGGTGATTCTCTCAGCTATGACCTTGATACCGATGATCTTGGCAGCCGCGGCGACTGCAAATACCTTCTGTATGTTGGCCTCATTCATATCGCCGGTGATGGCGCCGGAGACAAAGAACGTCCAAGTATGGTCGGCCTGGTGGGTGTGATTGGCCAGCACGTGCTGGATGGTCTTGACGATCTGGCCGTCAACCTTGACATCGTACTTCCCGGTCGGCAGGGTCGTTATGTTCACGCGGCCGTAAATGTCGGCATTTGCCTCTGCCTGGAGGGTGGCCGTTCCGCTGATGAAGAATTGGACGAGCTTGCCGGGGATGATGCGAACGATGTCGGAATCCTGTGCCACCCTTGTTGCCATGTCACTATAATCTGTCATTATGAAGCCCTCGTCTCGAAGTGTTCAACAACTGTGGTGCGGCAATTGAAATGGTACGGCGGCATAGCGACACCCTGATTGACAATCTGATTGCTGTCCATTCCCTTCAAAGAGGCCGCACTTACCCAGGGGGCAATTGTCTTCACGTCTTCCGGACTCTCCGCCGCCATGAGGCGGTTGCGCTGACTGGTGGCCGCCGATAATGGAATGATCTTTCCATTTAGCAGGATGCACACTGGGCTGGTCCGTTCGTCGATTATAGCTACGATCTCCAGATATTGCACGGCCAGCTCCTCATAGCTCGCAAGCTGACCGAAGTTGCGGGAGCGATTCATGCCGTTGGCCGCCAGCCCACGCCAATAGGCGTCGGGCTTCGATCCAACGCCCGGGTAGTCATTGAAAAAGTCCGCTAATCGATTGCCGATAGCCTGGCGCCCCAGACCTTCCTGCATACCCGCCGCCACCGACGCCGTGAGCTTGTCGGACAGGTTCTTATCGAAATATGTACCGACCCAGTAGAGATGATGATTGGTCAGCCAATCCACCGCAGCCTTGTCGGCAGCGCTCCAAATCGACGGAAGATCGAACTTCGCCGCGACCTTCGTCTTGGCCAGATTGTACGCGGCCTTCATTATAGGCGGCATGCTCTTTTTCACGCCCGTCACGAGGGACCCGTTGAGTTTAGAGCCGATCGCCGCAACCAGGGACTCGACTTCTTCAAAGCTGAACTCACTGTGTTTGGCCATGATCAGCTTGATGGCGTTATCAGTGGCCTTCTTCGAGGCCGTTCCCCATTCGACCAGCAGGACCTCGATAAGGTCCTTTTCGTACGGCAGCAGTTTGCCTTCGCCGGTCGCCTTATGAATCGAACAGCAACAAGCATGCTCCAGGATTGAGTCGGTCACGTGCAACGCAGCGCGCGCCTGGTCTTTGGTCAATCCGAGAACGTTTCCGCTCATGCGACGCTCCTCAGATTGAGAATGGTGACAAACTTCTCTGCCCGTAGCGGAAGCACATCACTCCGAGAAGCGACTTGGATATCGAATGACACAATGTGAATCTCGGACATCCGCCGAGGGTGTGTCGATAGAATGCGGTTATCTGTGGCGGTCAAAAGTATCTCGATTTTGCCGTCACTGCTGAAAAGTCCGCGGAAGTTCTCGCCTGGGTAAATATCCGGGGTCTCCTCTTCTGGCGTCCCACCCCGAATCATCATACCCGTGGTCTTGTCGATGACCCAGAACAGGGCTCGGGTAATTGCGAATCCATCGACCGGTAGATCGTTCTCGTCGAACAGTTCAATCTTTAGGCGTCGCGCTGTCTTTTCCGTGATTGTGAGTGTCTCTCTATGAGCCCGGTCAGTCACCAAGCTGGCTTTGAACTCGATGGCACCATACAGACGCGGCGGGACGATTACCGGACTCGAGGTGCGTCCGATCGCCCGAGCCGGGTTGGGAATCACTATAACAGCGCCACCAACAACCTCCGGCGGAACGGTCCTGCCCACAGCCCTTGCAGCATCAGGAACTACGACGATCGGTCCAAGTGTGACAGGGGGATTGACGGTGCGGCCAATTGCTTTCGCCGGTAACGGCGTTACGGTGATCGGATCGCCGGGGATGTAGGGATTGATCGTCCTGCCAACCGCGGTAGCTGGTGCCGGGACAACGGTGACTGGTCCAAGCGTAACAGGTGGATTATTGGTCCTGCCGATAGCAACAGCCGCGGCTGGGGTAACCGTGATCGCACCGAGGATAACTGTCGGGTCAATGGTTCGTCCGACCGCTTTAGCAGGCGATGGTATGACCACCACCCCGCCGGTCGATACCGGCGGAACGTTCGTTTTGCCAATTGCAACGGCCGGCATGGGCACGACTGTCACCGGGCCAAGAGTCACCGACGGATCGGGACATTTGCCAATTGCGCTCGCCGCTGATGGTGTGATTGTCACCGGGCCAAGAACAACCGCTGGACTGTTCGTCCGTCCAATCGCTACCGCGGGATCCGGCGTCACCGTCACCGTCACCGGCTCACCGGCAGCAACTCCGGTCGTTCTCAGATCACCAGGACCATCGATCCGAATGTCACCAATTCCGGCCATCAGAAACCAGGCCCCGCTACGGTTGCGCCAGAATCCGGAACCCCTCCGGCAGGTCCGGCGAGATGTTTGCGAATCACGTATAGGAGAGTATCATCAGGCGTGGAAACAGTATCGATAATGATCAAGGTGTCAACGGTAGCATGTTTCCTATATGTGAAATTGGAACCGGGCCAGAGGGCGGCCGCTTTCAGATGAAACATGATACGCGATAGGACCGTATCCAACTGTGCGGCCGAGTAGCTAATGTCGGTAGCGGAAGAATCTACAAGAGTCACCTTGCCTGTGACAGATCCAACTGCTCCGGTTACGGATCCTACTGCACCAGTCACAGACCCGGTTGAACCGGTGACATTACCTCCGACGTTACCCGTTACGGACGCCACTGACCCAACCACGTTCCCGCCGACGTTCCCGACAACGGAGCCTACCGATCCCGTGACATTGCCGGCGACTGAGCCTACCGATCCCGTGACATTGCCGGCGACTGAGCCTACAGAACCGACAACGTTGCCACCCATATTGCCCGTGACGGAGCCGACTGCTCCCGTTACAGATCCTACTGCACCAGTC